GTTTCTGTTGTGTTTCGAACTTGCTTCTCGTTTGATCCTTTTGATATAGACTATCAAGAGTTTGCCTCTGAGATGTTACGTATAATGAACTTTGTTGACTCCAGTAAATTGGAAGCCGATCTAATTGGTAAGGATAGACAAGTTATGCGAACAATTCTAGAAACGCACCAGAAAGCTGCCACAATTCAGATCAATCCACGTTATGCACAGATTCCTTCTTTTATGACTCGTGCATTTGATAATAGGTTTAAAATCTTACAAGACCTAGCTATCAAGAGCGCGCAGTTGTTGAGAGGGACTCATAACAGAATGGAACCTGTTTGTGTTCTTTTTACCGGCCCACCAGAAGTAGGTAAATCAGCAACAGTGAAGTTTCTCCAAGCGTACTTATGCTACAAGGGAGACAAAGTTTATTCTCCAGAGATGTCGTATGTTTTTAATGGAACCGACGACTATTGGGAGGGTTACTGTGGACAACCTTTTGTGTTGATGGATGATTTGTTTAAGAATGCTGATACGAGTATTCGAGCCAATGAGGCATGCGCTATAATAGGCATGGTTAATACCAGTGTTTATGCGCTCAACATGGCTTTTGAAGGAAAGGGAGCAGCTTTCTTTAATTCAGATTACATTTTTGCATCTACGAATATTGCAAATAATGGTATTGATCAATGCACTTGGAATATCGGTCTCACTGATGCAGAAGCTGTGAAGAGGAGAATACATATCTGTCTACACAGGACCAAGAAAATTGAGAAAGATGTTGTCGAAAACACATATCGTGTTGACAGATGTAATCTCCTTCCACATATGATAGGTCAGACACTTACTTCTGCAGAAGTTGGCGATCTAATCATTGGTTACCGTGAGGAACAAGAGAGACTTCACAAGTCTTATGTTTACACACACCAAAGATTAGATCAAGCTTCATATCAGACTCGTAAATTTGACTACTCCACAGGTGCTGTTCTTAGAGATTCTATTCTCGTGACTCGGGAACCAACAGACGTGACTTCTCAACAAGTCCAAATAATTGGTGATACAACTTATGGAGTCCAAGATTTTCCTCAGGGAGAACCTCCAGATTTGGATATGTCGAGAAACCCTGATTCCGGAACTTTGTCATTTACAACACAGACAGGCCCAATTAAACCGTATAAGTTGTATGAGAGATTCGCAGCACATGAGTTCATTACACAAGTATGTTATAGACTTGCGCATGATTACAAAACGCTTAAAATTGAATACAAATATCTGATATTTACTTTTACGTTTTTGACAGCTGCTGTTGCCTCTGTACTTGTTCTGAGATCTTGCTTTGGTATGACTACACAGTCATCTAGCACGAAATTCAAGGATGGTAATAAAGGCAATAAAAAGAAAGGTGGAAAGAAACCTGGTGAAAAAGTTATGCGTAAGCCTGACTTTCACAGATCGACTTTCAATACACAGACAGTTGAAGACAATTATTTGAATTCAATAGTTAACAAAGTGTCTAAGTCAGTTCTCTATGTGCAGGGTACCTGTCACAAACAGGGTGTTTCTTTTCGTGCTATTCTAGTGCATATTCGTGATGGTTATGTTTGCACACCAGCTCATTTCATGCGTGTCTTTGAACATTGGGACTCAGCTACTATGGAGATTGCCATTCCAGGACGAGAAGGACTTCTTGAAATTCCTTTTCCTCAGGATTTCATCTCTGTTGACGGTGAAGATATTATTTTCTTCAAATTGCCATCAGGTATTGATCTTCCACCGGCTATCTACAAGTACTGTGTCGATTATGCCCGGATTCCGAACATTGAGCCTGGAACACCGATTAAGTTACTTAAGACTGATCAGTATGGCGTTTCTAGTTATCTCAATCTTTTGAAGAAACCTGGTGTTAGTTCATTCCACTACCCTGGACATGACAGTGATTTTATCATCACTAATCCTATCACTTACACGGCGTCTACTCAAGGAGGAGATTCTGGTGGTGTTATCACGATTGAGGGACCTCAAGGTCAAGCTTTAGTTGTGGGTTTACACTCAGGTTTTCACAGAGCTTATGGTTTCAGCGCAGCTATGCCTATTTGCAAAGAGTATTTTGATCACTTCTTAGGATCTTTTGAAACTCAATTTGGAAGTTTTCCTTTACAAGTTACAAAACTTGTTTCTGGTCCAGATATGCATTTTCCACCAAAAGAGTCGAAGATATGTAGATCACCTATGTATGGATGGAATGGACCTAGTACTACAGCACCAGCTCACTTGTCACCCTTTCTCAACGAAGAAGGAGTTCTTATTGATCCTTATAACAAAGCAGTTGTTAAGTTACATCAAAAACAGACTCCTCCTTGCCCCATGCCTGTTGTGGAGATTATTGATTATCTTGATGGTCTCTATCCTAGAACTGATGGTGCAGGTCTTGTTTCTTTTGAAGAAGCACTTCGTGGAGATCCAGAAAAAGGCAGTAATGCTATTTGTATGTCGACGTCACCAGGCTATCCTTTTGCTAAGAAAGCTACTAAGGGTAAAGCTCCTTATGTTTATGCAGAAGGAGATGTCTTTCACTATTCACCTGAATTTTTGCAGTTGGTTAATGATAAGATTGAAGCACTGAGACGTGGTGAGCAGATAGAAGTGTATTGGGCTGACGTTTTGAAAGATGAGACTCGTACCCTTGAGAAAGTTCAACTTGGTAAAACTCGTCTTTTCTGTACTTGTCCTCTTGACTTACTCATAATCATGAGAATTTTCTTTCTTGATTTTGTCACATACGTGCAGTCACTTGCAGCAACAAAACCAATAGCAGTTGGGATTAATGCACATTCCCCAGAATGGGCAATATTGCATGCAAGATTGGCTAGATGTGCAGGATCTATCATAGCTGGAGATTTTTCTAATTATGATGGAAAGTTACCCAAGTTTGTTGGTCAGATAGCTCTCGAGTTCATCAATCATTGGTATGATGATGGTCAAGAGAATGCTAGCGTGCGAGCCCTTTTGTTTGAACATATTTACAATCCGACCAGAATTATTTATGAC